TTATGAAGCGGACGCGTTGCGGCGTGTCATTCCCGATGCGGTGGAAGTGCGCGGGTCGCACACGATCGAGAAGAAAGAGGATGCGCTTGAAGCGTTCGCCGCTGGCCAGATCAGGAACATCATCACGAAGCCATCGGTCGCCGGGTTTGGGTTGAACTGGCAACATTCCGACCGCATGGCATTCGTCGGGCGTTCGTTCTCCTATGAAATGTGGTTCCAGGCCGTCCGCCGTTCATGGCGGTTCGGCCAGACCAAGCCCGTGAACGTCCACCTCGCTGTTGCCCAAGGCGAAGACCAGATCGGGCGGGTGATCGACCGCAAGAGCGAAGATCACAAGGCGATGATGGCGGGAATGGCGGCGGCCCAGCGCCGGAACGCGGGCGCGTCGTCAAAGGTCAAAGTGCAATACAATCCAACTTACATCGGGAGGGTTCCGACATGGCTCAAATCCGTTGCCTGAATGAAGCCCACGGGCAGAAATACGTTGCATACAATGGGGATTGCGTCTCGGTGATGCGGCAACTGCCGGATCGGTCGGTGGGGTTCTCGGTCTACTCGCCCCCGTTTGGCAATCTGTTCTGCTACTCTGACAGCGAGTGTGACATGGGCAATTCGGCAGATAACGCCGAGTTCTTCACGCATTACCGTTTCATGCTCACGGAGATGGCGCGCGTCATGAAGCCGGGCCGGCTGTCCGCCGTTCATTGTTCCGAGATTCCAACCACGAAATGGAAGGACGGGGTTATCGGCATCTACGATCTGCCGGGTGACATTATCCGCGCGCATCAGGAAGCGGGGTTCGTTCTGCACTCGCGCATCACGATCTGGAAAGATCCAGTCGTGGAAATGACGCGCACGAAGGCGCTGGGCTTGCTCTACAAGCAACTCAAAAAGGACAGCACGCGGTCACGGGCCGGGATGCCCGACTATCTGTTGCTGTTCCGCGCGCCGGGCGAAAACACGGAACCGGTGGAACACCGTGAAGGTGACTTCCCGGTTGAACAGTGGCAGCGGTGGGCAAGCCCCGTGTGGATGGATATCCGCCAGACGGACACGCTGAACGTTCGTGCCGCGAAGGACAACGCCGACGAAAAGCATATATGCCCGCTGCAACTCGATCTCATAGAACGCGCGCTGGTGATGTGGTCCAACCCGGGCGATATCGTTCTGTCGCCGTTCATGGGCATCGGGTCGGAAGGCGTCGTCTCTCTCAAGGTCAAGCGCCGGTTCGTCGGCGTGGAGCTGAAAGAAAGCTACTTCCGGCAGGCAACGAAATATCTGGCCGAGGCTGAGGCTACATCCGCGACGTTGTTCGATCTGGTGGCAGCATGACGCCACTCCAACGCCGCACCCTCTCATTCCTCGCCACCGTGGACAGCGCGACGCCGCACGATATCGCCTGCCATGTGATTGAGGGCAATTCGACAGAAGGCGCGGCACGCCATTTGATGCTCCGCCTCATCGCCAACGGCCACGCAACGAACATCTCCACTACCCGCCGTTGCCTCTACCGCATCACGCTCAAAGGCCGCCAAGCCATCGCGCCGCCTCTCGTCTGCGTGGCGTGGAAGGACGGCCGTAGCGCGCCGTTGAAGCCCGCGACGGCCGAGGCGCTGCGGGTGCGGTTGGATGTGGAGATGGGGCCGGGGTCGCATTGGGTGGCGCCGACGTGAAAGCGAAGACCTGGGCACCCAAGCACACCTTCGAGACCAAAATGGTCCTGAAAAACGGTGCGATGCGGGAGGTTGCACAGTTTGTGTGTGTCGAATGCGGCGCACGCGGTGAGGTCGATACCGGCGGAAGCCTGGCACCCGACGTGATCCAAACAAAGGCTGCGCGCATCGGGTGGAAGCTGGATGCGAGAAAATCTGGCCGGACCTTCTGCCCGCAATGCGCCGGACCACGAAAGAAATCACAGACAACGAAACCGGAGGCGCCCGTGCCCACACCGCCGACCCCCATTCGTGAAGCAACGAACGACCAGCGCGTCCTCATCCGCAACCTGCTCGATAAGCACTTTGACGATGCGGTCGGAACTTATCTCGACAGCATGTCGGATGCGGCGATTGCGGAAAAGGCCGGCGTCCCGCGTGTTGTGGTCGAACGCATCCGCGAAGCCGCCTATGGCCCGATCAAGGTGGACCCGGAAATCCTGGCCATCCGCACAGAACTTGCGGCGGTCAAGGCGGCGGCTGAGAAGTTGATGGCGACGGTGGCGGACCTGACGGCGCGGCTGGATCGGAAGGCCGCCTAACCCATGCCCCGCGCCCCTTGGATAACCCCCACCCTCGCGGCCTTCGTGAAAACCCACGAAGGCACCGCATGGGAACGCATCCTGGAGAAATGGCGCACCGAGCATCCCGACAAGCCGGCGCCCGGAAATCACGAGCAACTGCGCCGGCATTTCCGGGAGGGTGAGAAGAAATACGTTTCGAAGCCGATGGCGGTGAAGCGGCCGACTACGCCGCGTCGGTGTCTTTGCTGTCGGGAGACGTTCCCGTCTGAGGGGATTGGGAACCGGATGTGTGATCCTTGTAAGGACAAAGCCTAATGCCGAGGCAAATCAACCGCGAACACATCCTACAAGTGGCGCTGGTCCGTTTCGTTCGCGAGGCGGTATCCGCGCCACACGAGTTTATGAGTTTCGACCGGGGCAAGGCGGCGGGGCAGTGGTCGCACATGCGGGAAAAGGCGCGCGGGGTGAAGGCTGGAACGCCGGACGTGCTGTTGCTGGTGGAAGGCAGGGCGCCGATCTGGTGTGAGTTGAAGGCACCCGGCAACAAACCCACCGAACAGCAGATCGACATGGGCAACCGGCTGATGGCCGTGGGGTGCTGGTGGTCGTGGGTTACGTCTGTCTCGACGTTCCACGAGTGGATTAGGTCCATCGGCGTCGAGTTGCGCGCGAATGCCGAGTTTCTCGCGATGCACGCGGATGCTGGCGTGCTGTCCAAGATTGCCACGGCTGAAACGAAAGCCGGGAAGCCGCCCCGCTCCTACAAGGCCCCCGTCGCCAAGCCCTCGGCCGCGCGGTTGCGGAAGGTGGCGGCGGTGCGTGATCGGGTGCGGTTCTGATGAACCCCACCACCCTCGGCCCAAAGGTCAACGGCGCGCGGCACGGCATGTGCGACGCTGGGCCGATCGTGATGGACGACGCGGAGCGGAACCCGGCCCTCACGATCTGGGCACGCCTGACGATCAACGGCCAGCCGTTCACGGCGTGGTGGGGTTCCCGTGAGGGTGACCAATACGGCCGGGAATGGTTCGCGTGGATCGAGATCGACGGCCGGCAATGGCTGGTCACGATCGACCCGGATACGTGGGTCGTGCGGTTTGGGGATTGTGTGCAGCGCCATCCGCTCAAGGCGGACGCATGACCTTCCCGGAGGCATTCCGCACCCATGTCGTGCCCCGGATGCGGGCCATGATCCGCGTCCAGGCGGTCAAGGTCCACAACGGGGACCACGACTTCGGGGACGCCGTCGACGCCGTGATGCGCCGGGCCTTGCAGATGGGCGCCTCCTATCTGCCATCGGACGTGTTTGCCGACCTGTCCGATTACGTGCTGGTCACCCTCGCCAATGACATTGCACAGGCCGAGGCCGTTGCAGACCGCCTGGCGGCCGACGAAGCCGCCGATCCCGTTGGCTACTACACGCGCCTTGCCGGCGATGACGCGGGGCTACAGCGCGCGTTCGCCTCGATCTGCCCCGAATACCGGCGCGCGATCTATCCCCCCTTCCGTCCCGAATTGAGGGCTGCCCATGGCCGGTAATTTCTTCGACCCGTCCATTCCGGCTGGCCCTGATCCGTGGGGAGAGGACCCGCCTCCGCCCGAGGGCTACGAGGGGTATGGCAACGTCGTCTCGATCCGCACGACCAAGCCGTTTCCAGAAGCCCCGGCCATCAAAATCCTGCGCTTCAAGGATATTGAGCCGGTCTTGGACCAGAATGAACTGGTGGAGGACGTGCTAGGCGCCGGCACCATGTCGGTGGTCTACGGCCAGTCCAACAGCGGCAAGACGTTCTTCGCCACCGATCTGGGGATGCACATTGCGTGCGGATGGCCGTGGCGTGGAAAAGCCGTGGAACAGCGCGCGGTGATCTACTGCGCTCTTGAGGGGTCCCACGGCATCCGCAACCGCCTGGCAGCCTTTGCTATCGAACACGGACTAACCGGCAAAGATATCCCGTTCGGCGTGGTCCCCGTCCCTCTGGACATCCTGAACAGCGCCGACCCGGAAGCCCTTGTTGCCGCGATCAAGGTCGAAGCGGCCGATCTGGGCATCCCCTGCGGCCTGATCGTGCTGGACACCCTCGCACGCGCCATGGCCGGCGGGAACGAGAATGCGCCGGACGATATGGGCGCTCTGGTGCGGCATGGCGACCTGATCCGCCACGAGACTGACGCGCATCTCATGTGGATACATCACGCCGGCAAGGACGACGCCAAGGGCGCGCGGGGACATTCCAGCCTACGCGCCGCGACCGATACCGAGATTGAGATATCGGCCGAGGGTGGCTTCCGGGTCGCGCGCGTCACCAAGCAACGCGACCTCGAAGGCGGCGGGGAATACCCGTTCACCCTCAAAGTGGTGGAGATCGGCGCTAACCAGCGCGGCAAGATGCTCACGTCCTGCGTCGTCCAGTCTGGCGATGCGTCCGACGAAGGCACCGCTCCCACGCCCCGCCGTCGCCTCACCGGGCACAACAAGCGGGCGTTTGAAGTCCTCACCGACCTGATCGCCAGCACCGGCCAAACAGGCCACGCGGGCATCCCTGACGGCGCTTCGTCCATCCCCGAACAGTGGTGGCGGGAACGCTTTTACGACCGCGCCATGCCCGGCGCCGAGGGGGACGCGAAGAAAAAAGCGTTCCGCCGCGCGGCCGACACCCTGGTCGCGGATCGGGTCGTCGGCATGGCCGGCAAGCGCGTTTGGGTCGTCGAATGAGAGGGGGACATAACGCTATGCGTAATTATCCGCATTCCGTAATGGGGGACATTTTGGGGGACAAAATGGGGGACATTCTAGCGTGGGTTGTGTCCCTGCAACCAGATATGTTCCGCCCTGGCAATGGGGGACAAATGTCCCTTTGTCCCGTGTCCCTCATTACGGTTCCGACGGTCTGTTTTGTGTTATTCCAGACACTTACAGCCGGGACATTATGTCCCCCTAGAGGGACATGGGGGACAAAGGGACAAAGGGGACACAGCCCCCCCCTACTACGTAGGGGGGGGTGAACCAGTCCGGGACATTTTGAAAATGTCCCCTTGTCCCTTTTGCCGATGTCCCCGCCGAACTGAACACCAATGGAAGGCAACCCGAATGATG